GCTTTTCTGCGTTCACTTTAAACCCATCGCGCTCCTTCTTCAGCGCGTCCACGGTCTCGGTGTGTGCTTCAATGATCTCGTCAATCTTCTCCGGCTCAATCCCTAGAGCCGCAAGGAATTTTCTCGTCAGTGCCATATTATCTCCTATTCTTCGGTGACTGTGCCTCGTCATTAGATATAAAAAATATAACACACTCCCACATGCCATTGCAACTATGATTTTTCAATAAAAGTTGTCTGACAATTTCGGTGAATGCACGATGTAGCATTTACGTACATTTTGGTAAACTTTTCTATATATATTTTTCTCTATAGACACTTTTCCTATTTGTACCTTTTTCCTACATCATACATACATAAAAAGAATAAAAATATAAATAAATATAAATATAATAATAAAAAATTAAAGGACACAAACACACGTTCGTTCGTGTGCCTGCGCCCAAACATATAGTCTTCATAGTCTTCATATAGTCTTCATGTTTTGGAAGTGTTTCTAAACGGCTAAATTGTCAGACAATTATTTTTTACTAAGAATCGATAATGCTCCAAGCTCTGTCGCCATAACCGTGCGATATTCACCCATGTGGTCGGTTATAGCCGGTCGCAAAAATCCACGATTGTGATTTGCAGCATCGATTTTGCTCGTTCCAAATTCCTGATAGATAGCATAATCAACATTTGTTCCGATATAGCACTCCCCTCGCGCGGGCTTTCGATGTGCAGCCCTGCCAGAATATGCATTTCCATCATTATCTGTATATCCATCCTCGCCGCGACCGGAAACAGTCGCATGATTGATGGATGACCGCAAACGACCTGTATCCACCGAGCAATATTTTTTTGCGTGACCTTCAGCAAGCAAACCAATCTCTTCCCACGCCTTGTCGACCGCTTCTTGATAAAGCTTCCTAAAAGCATCCGTATTATTGATAAATTCGAAACTCATTACTGCGCCCCCAATCTGCGATAACGCGCATACTCAGCTCCATAAACACGCCGCATAAGCATAGATATCTGATCCTGTTTGAGAATCGGGTCAGAGTATGAAGCCTTTTCTGCCTTCCATTCCTCATACGTCATGTCCCCCAGATGGTCAACATTCCGCGTCAGAAGGTCAGAAGCATCGCTCTCAAATCCCTCAATAGATGCAATTGTTGTACAGCGACAATTAAAAATATTCGATGGGTCTGCATCGGGGTCGCCCGGATACATGATTTCACCATAGCTGTTTACAAATGGCTTATCGTTATCCACCGAAACGCCGTCAAGCGCCCTATGCCAGTGCCGCGTGCGCCGGTCAAGCGTTGCGATCCACTGCTTCTTAAGCTTAATCCCCATACGCAGCGCCCGGTCATACGCGGCAAGTCTGGCAGAATTCTGCACGCCCGTGGTCATTGTCCGAGCATTTCGAATGGACACCTTGCGATTCTGCTCGCCTACAGATAGAGCAAGCCGTGTGGCTATAGCCGGGATGGACTCACCCTGCATGATGCTTTGCAACATAACAGATTGGACATTCTGTGTGTTCCAACGCTTAACAAGCCCTGCGTTAATCTGCTCCGTTAGCTTCTTGCCCGGCGCGGGTATGAAATGCCCTTTGTCATCCATAAGCAACTGCTCCACGGCATGACGGTCATAAAGCACGTAAGAAGTATCCACCAAGGCATCATGCTCGACCTGATACGTTCCGTAATTGATGTTCAGGGCATATACCTCCGGCATATAGCCAAAAGCCACGCTGCGAGCAATCTGTGCGTAATTAACATAGTCCTGTGAAAGTGTCCCCTGCATGTCACGCCAGCGTCCCTCGACCATAATTTGACCGTAAAGCCATTTTTGGTAATCTTCCTGAGAGATAAGCCCCGCCGCAAGTGCCTTACGTTTTAGGTTATCTTTAACCCGGAATCTTCGCAGATAATCATCCAGCTTGTCTTTGACTTCCTTCTGCGCCTGCGCATATTCGCGGTTTATGCGATGTTCAATCGATTTGATGATGGCATCAGTAGCCTCGTGCCCTGCATCCGGCATTATTCCTCACCTTCCTGCATCTGCGCCATTTGGAGCTCGTTCGCTGCAATCTGATCCAGAATCTCATCCACGCGGTCGCCATCTCCGAGAAGTGTCAAAATTTTTTCGACAACATACTCCTGTGGGAGCAACTGCGCTGATTGCAAAATAAAGCCAAGCATTTCTGCCTTGTTCACAATCTGCGACCGAGTAAAAGTAGGATCATCGTCAATCCCGGCAAGAGCCAAAATACCCTGCAGGAACTCAATGACCTGATACTCGTACATATCAACTTTCAGATTCAGAGGATCATACTCGGCTTCAATCTGTGTGGCTGTAATAGCGCCCCCGGCGATCTCTCGTGTGTCCAGCGCCATGAAGTCCTCGTAGATATCAGCGCGTAACCGGGAAAGAAGTGTCTCCCGGCTCGTATACGGAACTTCGATAGTGTGCGCCTCGGCATGCGCTCCATCATCGTCCACAACGGCTGCTTTTACGGTCTTCATGTGCTGAATGAAATTAGCGAGATCAACATCGTCCATGCCACCGGCATTCTGAATCGTCCAGTAAATCTGGGATGCGTCATCAAGGTCGTTCGCAAAACCGGAACGAATAAGATCATACGCATCAATCTCAGACTGCAAGCCCACAAGCTCGCTCTGACGGTACTGATTGCCGTATAAGGGCACAAAAGGAAACGAAGGATAGTTTTCACCATCGTAAATCTCAACGCCGTCTGCGGGGCTTGTGCGCGTTCTAAGCTTATACGGACGTTTAGCCTGCAGAATAGTCCCACCCTCGTCACCATCGCGCTTCTGCCACATATACTCGGTATAGCCATCGATTTCATACAGAGTAGCACGCAGCGGTTTATTCTTATCAATCTGCCAGAACCGCACGCCTGCCATAAGCGCACCGTTCTCCTCATCATACAGCGGGGCATACTCCCTGAAATTGAAAACTTCCAAATGGTCATAATTCCAGAATCCAAATGCACAACTGCCCACAAGTGCCTCATAGCCTGCATCCTGCACACGGATATCAAAATCTTTACCTAACTTCTTTTTAGTGTCCTCATTGCTCCACGTAATACCATTCCCGAGAAGGTGCTGGTTTTCCTGCGTTACCAGCTTAAAGAAAAAGTTGGAGCATAGTTTATAGTTTGCCGAGAAATTGTCCGGAACCGCCTCACCCGAAATTGTATACAACAGTTTTCGATACTGCATGATCGTCCGATTCTGCTGCCGCGCATACTCATCAGCAATCACAGCCATTTCATACTTGTCCGATTTTTTGTGCGCCTGAATTATTGTATACACATAATTCATAAGCTCCTGATCGGAACCTTTGTTGTCCAGTAAATCCTGATAGGTTATCATAAGTTCTTTTGCCTCGCCCTTTTTATAATTCTCTTCGTTTTGACAAAATATCTGGTCGAATCCATAAGATGATCGTTCACCTTCACTGGCGTATCTTCAACGGCATCTTCCTCCCACACATAGCCGGATGCCTCGCCCTTCCAGTTTGAGCATTTATCAGAGATAACAATATAGCCATTGTCGAGCGCGTTCGCCGTTTCACGGATTCCATCGGCAACTGCGTTCTGCGCGGGTATGACCTTAAACCGATGCTCGCGTTTTCGGAGAAGCGCGATAAACGAAGCTGCAGACGGATCGATGATGACTTGCAGACATTCACCGGGTCGCACATCGCCAATCCAGCCCTCGATGTCCTGTGCGTACTGCTCGTCCGTTTTCTGCTTGCCCTCGGTACGACCGGAATAATAGTACTCACGGATAGCATACCACACCTTGCGCACCTTTATCCATAGTAAAGCGGCAAAAGCGTTCATCGTTCCATAGTCAATGGAAATGCAGACATCCTCGGAATAAGTAAGCAGGTCTCCCGGCAAACTGCTGATGGCTTTCTCGTACATCGGATAAATCAGACCTTCAGCAATACACCGCTCACCCAGAATGTCGCGTCGATACCAGATGGAACCGATAACATACTGGCTCTCAATTTCCTTGAATCGCTCTGGGGAAATAGACAGATTGTCAGCAATCGTAAAATGCTCGTACTGATAGCCGCCGACATACTGTGTTTTATAGCGGTCGATATATTCGGTATAGATTCGATGTGTCGGATTGCAGGGATTCAAATCCCACAACACAAGCGGCTGAATAGCTGCAACCTGTCGACCAAAAGCAACCTTTATGAAGGAAGTCCGGGAATCATCGCAATCATAATGCTCGTTAATTTCTGTCGCAATCCACAAACCGTAAGAGTTACCCAGAATACGCTTATAGCTGTCAGCCTTGCCCGCGCCGGTAAAGATAACGACCTTCTGCCCGGTTTGTGTATTAATGTATAGTGCTTCGTTGTCCTTGTATTTGCCCCACTTACAGCGCCCTCTAAATAGGTTTTCAAGCCCAAACCCATTACACACGCCTATATTAAGTTTTGCATTACCTATTGTCGCCCCCGTTGCAAGGTGTATCTTATCTGGGCACGTCTCAAGGTACATAGCCGCTATAATGCAATGGTCTATTGTCTTACCACTACGGATAGCGCCCTCTGCAACATTCATTTTGTTCGAGAGCGCCCGCCTTATATAATCCTTATGCTTTTTGGAAAACGGCTTCCAGTCAATCTGCTGTGTCTTTTTCATTTATAATTGTCGCATCATAAGCGACATCCTCATCATTCCCGGCAAGCATAGCCGCAAGCGGCGACAAATCTTCGACCTCAATCGTTGCTGTCTGCTCCACACGATCAGACTGACCGAGCCAATTCTTGCCAAGGAAAATAGCCATAGAAGGATTCTTCTGTGCGTGCTGCATCTGTATCCTTCGTAGTGCAATTTTACCCCTTGTTGCCTTTTGCCGGTATATCTCCGCAAAACTGCAATCGAACGTGCGTTTGCACCAACGCTCAATCGTATCAACGGAACATTCGAACCATCCAGCGATCTCTTCCTCGGTACACTGCAGCTCGCAAAGCTTAGTAAACTGATTTTCGTCTATTTTTATCTGCGGTCTTCCCGGCGGATTTCCTGTCGTTTTTCTCGTTCTCGGCATCAATCATCACCTTCCTCGCCCTCATCATTTAAAAGCACCGCTTCCTGCCCGGTAAAGGACTCCCAGCGGTTGATAATAACATCAACATATTTGGGATCCAGCTCCATGCAGTAAGCTGTGCGTCCATTTTGCTCAGCCGCCATAAGAGTAGTGCCTGAACCACTGAACAAATCAAGCACGGCATCGCCCTTCTGCGTATTGCACTGCATTTCATAATCAAATAGCAGTATGGGCTTCATGGTCGGATGCTCGGCGCTTGCCTTCGGCTTGTCAAAGAACAGTACGTCCTTCTCTTTCCGCTTCTTAAACCACTTATGTCCCTTGCCGTCCTTCCAGCCATAGAGACACGGCTCATAACCACGCTCAAGCATTTCCTCGTCAAACAAATTGTCGCCCGTGAGAACGGATTCATATTGATGCTGAAAATCCTGTCTGCCGATGGTCGCCTGAGACTTCACCCAGATAAGCTGCTGCCGAATACTCAAACCAGCATCAGCGCATGCCCCTCGGAAATTATAAGCCTCAGACTCGCCATACCAGATATGAAAAGCCGCACCCGGCTTCATAACTGTTCTGGCGGTCGCAAAAGCGCCATAAAGGAACTCCCGAAATGAATCGCTGTCCATGTTATCGTTCATGATCTTGCCAGCGGTCTCCTCGATATTCACGTTATACGGCGGATCAGTCAGCAGCATATCAATCTGTGTCCCATTAACCAACTTATCCACATCATCCACAGACGTAGAATCCCCACACATAAGCCGGTGTCTTCCAAGCTGATAGATGTCCCCGTGCTTTGCCTGCGGTTCCTCGGGAATTTCAGGCTCGAAATCGTCCTCGACAACCTCCGGCTCCTCCACAAACTCAGACAGGTCGAAACCGAATTCCTCCATATCGATATCAAGAATTGCTGCAAGTTCATCGCCCAGCTTATCCATGTCCCATTCAGCGAATTCCGCAGTTTTATTGTCTGCCAGCCTGTACGCCTTGACCTGTTCCTCGGAAAGATCGTCAGCCACAAGCACCGGAACTTCCTTCATGCGTAAACGCTTGGCTGCCTGCAGGCGGGTATGCCCCACGATAATGACATTATTCGAATCTACAACAATAGGCTGCCGCCACCCAAAAGCTTTGAGTGACGCGGCAACCTTATCAACTGCTTCTTTATTCACGCGCGGATTATTAGGATAGGGATGTACCTCTCCGATTGGCATCATAACGATATTATTCATTTTTTCTTGCCCTTCTTCATCATAGTTTCAAGTTTAGCCCACTCCTTATCCTTCTTCTTCTTGAATGCAGGAGTTGCTGTGCTTTTCCACTGACCCTTCTGATCTACGAAACGCGCACGCCCCCGTCTGGCATCCTCCGATGCGCTCATAGTTTTCTTTTTAGCCGCCATGTTTTATCCTCCTTTTTTATTTATAGCCGTCAAACATTTCATGCAGTACGATGTGCCCATCCGAGGAAATCGAAATCCCGGTGAGCTTCGTAGAGAACCCGCGCCCGAAAATCGTTTCGGATTCCTGTGCGTTCCGCCTTGGCGCATACGCCTTTGTTCCCTTCGGAACACTGATCTTTCGCTCAAAAATAAATCCTTTAGACTGTTTAGCATTCGGATTACTGAACGCATTCAGTGACCGATTCGCAGATACAGATGTATAAGCCTTTGAATAAGTCGGATGCCCGTTCAGCGCTTTATTGAGCTGCCTGAGCTGTGCCGGGGTCATACTCTTAGCCTGCTGAATCAACTGCATTTGAGCATTTGTAAATCCAAATGCGCCCTGAATTCCACCGGGGCTTGAAAAACGCGTATAAGAACCATCTGCCTGCGTTGCATTATTTTGAATTGATTTATCCAATGCCTTTATTGTATCCCTATCTGCTTTCCGCTTAAAAATCTTACTGATCGGCTTACCTGCGTTATTAGGATCATATAACGCCGCATTGATTGCAAACGAATTACACGTGCGTACATAACCGGTCACATAATCGCCATTTGCATTCGGAGTAAGCCTAAAGTTACGCGTTCCCATTATAGAGTTTTCATCTGTTGCAGTTACGCCATTATTCATAGCATTTGCGTATTTATCCCACTCACCCTGAGTAGTACGCGATACAGTACGTGCCACATGGTCGACACCGCCCACGGCGAGAAAATCCTTGCCGGGAGCGAACGCCTCTGGAAAATCTTTGATTGCACCTGCGCCGCCGCCCCCGCCGGAACCGCCTCCGAGTCCACTTCTACCTCTGCCCATAAGAAATCACCGCCTTAATTTGCATTTTCAGCACCATCCCAGCTGTTAGCATAACTTACTCCACGCTTTAAACGTCCAGTCTTGGTCTGACCAACGCCCTTGCCAACCTCAGTAATACGTTTATTTCTGCTGGAAGCGGTTAAAACACCACGATTCACCATCATAGTATATGTGTTTGAATACCAACCATCGATGCCCTGCGACAATGCATATAATGCAATATCATCACGTGAAGATGATCCTGAAACATTAAAGCCCTTTGCCACCATTTGTCTTTTAAGAGTTTGTTCATTTACAATTTTTGCTCCCGGATTAATCTTAGCGCGCATCATTAATGCGTTCCGCTCACCATCACCATACACACGTGAACCCACAAAATCATCACGTGCAAAGTATAATGCACGACCATGTGCAGAACCACCTGCGCCCGACATCTGTGTATAATCTCCGGAACGAATCTGATCCAGAATTCCTGCAGAGCTTGGCGGTGGCATTGAACCACTCTCATAAACCGTTCTATAAAGGTCTTTGCCCGGCATTCTATCAAGCTGATCGTCTGAAACAATAGTCGGTTTATTATTCATGCCCAAAGCATATATAACTTTTGTTGTAACGGAGCCATCTAAAATAGGTGGAACTTTTATGCTCGAATCAGCAATAATATTGCTCATTGTTTGCCACCGTTGGCTTTCAGACATAGCCATAAACTGATTATAATCTATTCCTGACGGTGTATTAGCTTTAGCGGGCGCAGCATTAGCGCCGCCCCCGCCTTTCTTTCCTAATCCTGAACGTCCCCTGCCCATGATTACTTTCCTTTTTTCTTAGTTGTAGCCGTCTTTTTCTTTTTCGGCGGCATTCCCATCATGTTACTGATCGCCTGCGTTGCGCGTTTGCGCTGTGCCGGGGTCATTTTTTCATATTCTTTTTCTAAAAGTGTTTTAGCCATTTTGTCTCCTTTCGTAAAAAATACAATTAAAAGAAAAACGCACCGGAGCATTTGAAGCCCCTTCGCCCGAATAGGACTGCCACTCATGAATGAATGGCACACAGCCATCTGCCGTAGTGCGCGGAGGTATCATCTAATGAAGGACACCAGATTGTCCGGGTGGGGATTTGAACCCCACATGACAAGCTCCCTCGAACCCGCGGGGGAAATTAAGTGGGAAAATCTCTGTTTTACACTTGTCTGTTTATAGCGTCTACCTATTCCGCCACCGGACGTTCGCGATCAGCCTACTGTAACGCAGGATACATCGCTCATATTGTACATAGCAATCCACTGCCCTTTGCGCTTCACGATAAAGGTCGTGACGCCATTCGTTGTGATGTAGTCGTAATCATCCCAAAGGTGCTGCGGGATGATATCCCTGCATCCGTCCTTGAAGAAAACTCTGATTTTCTGCTTCTTTTGTTTTTTATGCTTTGCCATAAAAGCACCTCCTAAGTCCGATTATACATCAATAGCCGCGTCCTTTGCAACAAAATATAAGTTGCACCACGTAATTGCATTTTCAACAAGAATTTTATTGTCCATCCACCACTTGTGGCTTGCCATAATTGCCGTGCCACGCTTGTCAAGCAGCATCAGATTATTTAAATCGCAGTTCATCTGGTTTTTATCCACACACACTACACAAAAGCCATCCGGTATGGCACCATAAGCGTCCATCCACACCTTCTCTTTTAAAGGAATCCACCACGGACGTTTGTAATTATGCCCTCGGCTGCGCATCTGCCCGGAATCACCATTGCACAACTGCACCTTTACGAACGGAATCTTAACATGATTTGATTGTGCAACCCTGATCGTTCCAATCGGCAACTGATTGTCTGTTGATGCGCTTGGCTTGCCTTTCGCAAACATCCCCCTGTTTCTGTAAATACGATCTGGATTTCCGCTGCGTTTAATAACCTTTTTCTGCAGGCTTTCTTTTTTTCTAGGCGTATGCACCCCCATGCGCTCAAGATGCTTTGTTATACAACTGGCTGATTTATCTGTGCCAAATTCCTTATTAAACACGCCTGCAAGTTTAACAAAATCATAGTTGCAATCAGGATATTTCTCGCGCAACCAATCATCCATCTCAGCCGTCCAATGATTAGTGTTATGCTTTGTTTTCACAGACCAGCCGTGACGAAATAAAATGTTGCCCATTGCCTGCTTTGTAAGATTTTTATTGAATATCGCATTGAATACATCAGTAAAATGCTGCTGATTTCGAAAAACACCGGCATTCAGATTATCTTTTATCCATTCCAGCTGCTTATCAGACATCCGCGAATTGTTCATTTTCGAATTAAAAACAACATTATGCCGATTCATCACGGTACTTAGTGCAGAACAAGACTTGTGTAGTCCGAATTGAGAATTGAAGGCGTCCGTAAACGCCTTCATGTTCTCCCATTCTCTCTCCTGATTGTGGATTTTTATCCACTCAATCTGTTCAGCGGGATAAGCTCTCATAACATCACTCACCAATCATTTCCGCCAGCACGGACTTCTTCAATGCTTTGGACTGAGCCAGTGCCTTCTCGTATTCCAGAATCAGCTTGCCGTTATTGATCATCTGTTTCCCAACACCGATAATCAGCCGGGTCTGCTCATTTTCAATCTGGCGTTCCTCCTGTGTGAGATCATCCCTGAGCGTCACCTCAATCCTGTCTCCCATTACCTCGTGCAGTTCTTTGAATGTCATTTTTGATCCTCCTTTTTTCATTCAACATTTTTCTACGTTGCTCGTAAAACGAGGGAACCCGAATGATGTCACCCGGAAGTCCACTCGGCATTACACCATAAAAAATAATCTTTGTAGGCTCAAGACGCTTCATCATTTCCAGATAACCATCGCAAAATGTATCGCCTTCGCTCCCGTTCCACTCCAAATCATTACTCACGCCCACGGTAGACACGGCAACAACTGAGTGCTTCGGCAAGCCAAGAAAACAATAATCATAAGACTTCTTGTCTCCCCAAATAACGTCTGGGATAACATCAATGCCCAAGCTCTGCCAATAAGCCGCACACCACTGCCGCCGATAGCAGGCAAGTATCTGCAGCGCACGTGGAAAATCCGTGTACAGTGAAAAATCTGGTGCGATCACTGCCTTAAACTTCCGCAGCTTATCAATATACTTGTCTGGCTCACGCCATGCAGATATGAACTTAAAATCGTCATAGTAAAAATGACAAATATAATTCTCGTGATCTTTTACGTCCTTGAAATCGCAGAACCTGAGAAGCTGGCTGCCATATGTCTGTGTCGGTTCGATAGAAGGAATCCCGAAAAAATTATCCTCCGGGAACTGCATGACTTCCTGATTCTCGAACACGTTGTGTGTGAGCGAATTGCGCACCAACGGCTTCTCCTCCGGTTCGGATTCTTCCAGTAAATCTCCAAAACCAAAGTCAGCCATATCAAGGTCGGCAATATCATCAAGCTCCATTTTCAGGATATCCTCATCCCAACCGGTCTCGGAAACGCGATTGTCAGCCAATCTGAGCGCTTTTAACTGCTCCTCGGACAAATCCTCCACACGCATACAAGGAACGCGTTCTAAGCCCAATTTGCGCGCCGCAAGCCACCTTCCGTGACCGATTACAAGAACATTGTTTGCATCCACAACCAGATTCTGCCGAAAACCAAATTGCCGAATACTCTCGGCAATCTGGTCGATCTGTTCCTTCGGATGCTTTTTAGCATTCATTCGATACGGCTTTATTTCAGTTGTATCGATGTATTCAACATTATACATAATTAATCCTCAAAATGTTTTCTTGTGACCGCAAGCGGGAATTCTTCAATCTCTGAAATCCAAAGCGTCTCACATCCTACGCGACCGAATGCTAACGGAAAACCGCCAATGCCATCAAACAAACTTGCCATTGTCGGATGATCCACATCAAGCATTTTCATCATGCGTTCCGCCAGCCACTGCCAGAACGGCAGCGCAATGGAATTGCCAAGAGCTTTATAACGTGGGCTGTCTGCGTCCTTATGCACCTTTCCTTTTGAATCCACCCATTCTCCGATATTTGTCCAGTTATCCGGGAATCCCTGCAGACGTTCACATTCCATTGGAGTTAACCGTCTTACAATATAATTGCTTACATAACTTACACCGGATGCATTGACGGATACAGCGCATTTATTGCCAATAGCAATATTGTTCTCCTTTCCGAATCCGTATGAAACAATCTGTGGGTCTTTGAAATCTCTTGCCATAAGCGTCTGTGCAAGTTCCTCTTCTGCTTTCATGTAACTACCGGTTGTAGAACAATAAACAACGCACTGTGGATCTTTATAATCCCGGCTATTTAAAGTAAAACCAATTCCTTCTGTATCCGTTTTAGGCGTAACATGCGGTGCTAATGCCATAACCATCGGAACATTGCCGCCACCTGTCCCCATGCTGCCGGACAATGTCTGAAACACTCCATCTTCCGCTATCTTCACACGGCTGTCATTCGGATGATTTTCGATAACAACAGCATGTTGTTCAGTAGCGTTCAGCGTATACATGACTTCAGATTCCTTGTATCCATCGCCCTTGTGCGACGGTCTGCTGCCGTTTCCTTCTAAGCAGACAATTGCCTGCCTATTATCTCCAGCTTCCGCCCTTAACGCCCCGGCTATATCATCATCATATATATGACCTCCTACTCTTGAAGCCGCTCCCGGTTCAAAAACAATAAGCGTTTGATCCTGTGAAACACCCAAAGTCCCGGATAATTCTTTCTGGACAAGTGCACCTTTGCCGGCACGCTTCCCCCAGCAATCAATCTCTTTTCCACCGCGAATCTTCAATGTATAACTCAAGCACCCATTGCCTGTCTCTCCAGTGCTTCCTTCAGAATCGGCGGCAATTCTTTCCCGCGAGCTTCCGCCCTTCTCAGTATTCCCTTGCAGGCCTTTGCTGACAACTTGTACTTCGGGTCTGCATCTTTCTCCAGAATATATGAAAGCTTCGTGGCATTCTCCAACATCGGCTTTTCGCTGCAGTTCAAATAAAATTCTTCCTGCTGATTCTCCGGTGAAGTCAGCAAGTAAACATATGCGCCTTCTGCGCTGGGGAACTCCCCAGAACTGGGCATCATGTAAGCGCCAAGCGATACTCCATCCGTTTCCCACGATACACCCTGAGTGTGTCCATTTTTTCGGAGGTCGAGGAATAACGGCATCTGGGTCTGCGATTTTCGCTGTTTCTTCGAGGACGATCCTGAAGTCTTCTCCGGGCAACTTATTTCCACTCCCATCTTTTCCGGAACTGAATGCTCCCTGCACGTTTTCCCACACCATGAATCTCGGATATTTTCCATTTGTAGCTCCTCTCATTTCTTTGATAACTCTTATCTGTTCCATAAAAAGCGAACTGCGCTCGCCCTGCAACCCTTCGCGGCGTCCCGCAACGCTTAAATCCTGACACGGAGAACCGCCTATCATAATATCTACAGGTGGTACTTCATGTCCGTTTATTTTCATAATGTCCCCAAAGTTTTGCACTTTCTACTCCTTTTATACATATCATACACAGCAAGCTCCTTCTTCATGCGGCTGATCGCTTTCGCGTAATCCTTCCGCAGATACTTCGACTTCGACTTATCATGTGCAGCCTGCAACCGCTCAATCTCAGCCACATATTTCTGTCTCATAATATCCATACCGAGATCACCTCATCGCTTCCGTTGTAGAAGAACGAATAATAGTCACCGCCCTCGACATAGACATAATGCCCGGTCACACAAACCACTGCACGTCCCTTGAAGGAATGGCAGAAATCACGCAGGGTCGGGCGCATGCCACGCTTGTAATTAACACGCCGCCTGACGCTCAGATTTGCCCGTACAAGCGCGTTCATTCCGTTAAGGGATAAATACCCATCGGGCTTTAAATCAGGCGATGTGAGCGCCGTGAGAGCTTCCTGAGAAGCTCCCATAGCGCAACCAACCGCCACAACACTACACGGTCTTCTTCGGTACATTGCCGCCGGTAATATTCTCTTCATCGACATATCCCCTTCCAAGTCCAATGATATGATCCTGCTCTACCCTGTCCGTCACACCGATGGATTCCAATGCCTCACGCTGACCGCACTCCGGGCAAATATATGTGATGCCATCTTCTCTGGATAACGCCGGGTGACCACTATACTTCTTTCCACATTTCGGACATACATTCATGCTGCCTTCCCCCTTTTCTTTTTGCTATATCTTAATGCCTCACGGAGATACTCCGTATCAAAGCCAAAATCATAATACCCCAGCTTGCAGGTCAATACATAGTAAGCGCTTGGAACGCCCATCACCCTGTCTTCATGCATAATATACGCCATGCAGCGGTGGCGCTTGCCGTCACTGCATTCGAGCATAAAAGTCTTTTTATAATAAAACTTAGGATATCCCTCATACCGGTCGAGCGCCGCCTCGTCAGCCTTTGTGATATGCCAAACGCCAACCGGAACCTCATGCCCGCGCGCCCGCTCGATTGTCAGATAACTGCCGGTCTTGCTGCCCTTGAAAAGCAGCCGGTAATTTTTGATGACTGCCGTGCCTACCATTTTTGCAGATGGGCACCGCAAGCCCATCTGCTCCACATTTAAGTTACTCCCATATGCGATGTAATATGCCATTTGCTACCTCCTTTTATTTTATAGACAAGCTACCTTTAAGCGGTAGCCTGTCCGTGTCTCCATGCGCTGTTTCCTGCAAGATTCCTTGTCAGGATATCTCTGGCTGTCGCGAACTCGTCACCGATAAATCCGAGTCTGAGAAGCCAGCATCTCATCGCGTACTTCGGATTGTCCGTTACCAGCTTCTTAGGGCTTGCTGTCCGAACTTCCTTTGCTTTGTGGCTCATTGCCAAGCAAAGCTGGATGTAGCTTTTCAGCTGACCTGCGTGAAGCCCGCCCTTGAAGCTCTTGCCCTGCAGGTTAGTGCCTGCATTATCGAACTGGAACAACCTGAACTCGATGGTGCCCTTCGTAAAGGTTGCATGCAGGTTCAACATATGATAACGGCTCGGATTGTAATGCGCTGTCCTGCCATGATCACAATCTTGGCTCTGATACCATACATCTGCAAGGTCAGCCATCGTCTGCGGCTTTTTGCTATTGATTGCTCTCAGGAATCTCGGGTCTACTGTATTGCAGTAGCCATTGATGCGGCTGTGGTCGATCTTGAGAGCCTCGATGATGATATCCTCGTGAGACGCCATGATGTTCACAAGATTTCTGATCGTCTGCGGTGTATGCCCTGCGGCACCAACATGGATGTGAACTCCACACATGTGCGCCGGATTGCTCTTTGCGCCTGCCTTACGAAGCTCTCTGACAAGCCCCTGCAGAAGCGTCATGTCGGCGTATGTAAGAATCGGAGTAACCATCTCGCAGCTCTCACTGCTGTTTCTGGCTCTAATCGATGAATCGCTCGAGAACTTCCACTTGCGCCCCTGTGCGTCCCATGCACTGTAGGTGCTGTAACCGTCTGTCCCACCCGTGTACTGATGATTATTGGTTCCAAAATATTTAGCTGCGACCTTCGCGGCATCTGCGCGGGTGATGTTGTACATTTCAATTTCTACTCCGAATGTCTGGCTCTTCATGGTATGTACCTCCTAAAAACGACCTACTGTGCTTCTGAGAGTATAATACCTCTACCCGGAATAGATGTCAACATTTTTTTTAATTTTTTTTAATCAGATTCCTCGCAAGGCAGCGGTGGGCATTCCAGCCCATAGCACTCGAACGCACCACAAACACCTTCTTCTTCATCGTAATATTCACAGCCTATACACGGATTATCCATTATAAAACCTCCCCGCCGAATACTGTCTCGGACGCATCCCCTCGGCATAGTCCGTCAGCCTGATCTTCGAATAATAGATGCCCCTGCCGCTTCGTCCCTTCTCCGGTAACTTTTGCGTAACCTCGGAGAAAAACTTCTTGCTCGACATTTCATACTCGTTATTCTGGCGCGCCCATAATTTATAGATACTGTAAAGGTCTGATGCCATGATCTTCTCGCAAGAATCATAATCAATCACAATGCACTGCTCGACAAACCCGGCGATCAAGTCCATCTCCTTCTTGTACTCTTTCGTAGCCACTCGGACACAATCCGGTTCCTTAAGTCCGTCCTTCCGCCACTTTATAGCGCCCTGCACTGCCCACGCAAGGATCTGCGGGAATTCCTTCCTCAGCTTGTATTTCAGGTTTTTATCAACTTTTTCCTTCGGAATGTTGACCTCAAAAGGAATCAGCTTGATCCTGCGCCAAATACCGAGATCCGTGCCGCGAACGATAGGCTTGTGATTAGTAGCCGTCCAGATTTTAAACTCCGGTGTGTACTCAAACTCATCGCCGTAAAGGAAACGACACGTGATCTTGCTGCCGCCGGTCAGCTGCTTAAGCAATCCCTCATTAAGCCGAACGCCCTCAGTCGGTTCTTCACAGGTTACGAATCGTGCAGATTTCAGTCTGGCAATATCAGACAGCGTCCCTCCATCTCCCCACTTGCGCATCATGATCGTTTCGGGCTGCGCATTGGACGCATACCCGCCGAGCATATCGGAAATAGTATCAAGAAACGTGGACTTGCCATTGTTTCCCATGCCATAAAGGAAATACGCACACTGCTCCTTTGTCGACCCGGTCAAGGCATAGCCAACAGAACGCTGAATGTATTCCTGCAGCGCCTTATCGCCATTCGTTACATCGTTAAGGAAAGACAACCAAAGCTCCGGCTTCTTTCCTGAAGGATCATAATCTGTGTTGCATATCTTTGACAGCATAAGCTGGCTGTCATGTGGCATCAGATCGCCATTCCGCAGATTAACAATCCCATTCTGACAATTCAAATAATCCATATAGGCATCAAAGCTGTCCGGTGATGCAGGGATGCCCTCAAGATGCTGACACTCCTTAATCATGGCTTCCTTGCCACGGCTGCTTGCCGTCTTGTGCGCCCATTTGAGCATGTCTGCCTGTGTCTTTTCGTCCTGCTCCCTGAACGCTTCACGCTTTAAATCCTCGCAGATAGTGTCTGCAAGTTTTTTAATCTCTCCATTATCATCGATGCGCCAACCCTTACCGTCCCAATAATACCAACGCTTTCTGTTATACGAATACCGAATAATCTCCCAAAAGCGGTCATACATGCGTCTCGCATTCCCTGTGTCTGTCATGTCATACCGTTTATCCGGTGAGGATTCTGCCACGACCTCACCCCCACCAAATATGGCAAGCGCAAGATCAGTGCCGTCCGAATGAACCTGCGGCTCGTATACCTCGCGGCAATTCGCACACGCACGCCCGATAGTTATTGCTCCATAAGTCGTACCACTGCGCTTGCTGTCCCACTTTGTACGCATAAGACCTGACGTCCGGAAAATCCTGTCCATCTGTGCTTCATTGCGACCAGTCCAAAATGCCAATTGATTACACAAAGCAAGGTCAGCCTCGCTCTGCGATGAATAAACGCCCTGCCAATTGCCAGTGTATAGCATATTGAACAGATACCCGCTCCTGCAGTTCCTCGCCTTATCGATGACCTCGCGATCATCCATATTCGTGACCACGGTACGTGCTGCCGTTTCAGCTGGCGCTGGCTCGCTTGGTAAATACTTATTGAACAATATTTTTATAGTATCGGAGCAATCAGCGATTTCTGTATAATTCTCGTTGTATATATTGCCCGTACAGATAAAATACCTGCCCTCGCTGTACATCTCAACGCCATTGTGCCTGCGCCGTCCCGGTGGCAACTCTCCCCGGCAAATAATGTGAATGCCATCCCCACTCTTACTGTATTCCGCATAGCTCTGCAGCGTCTCCACAAACTCATCGCAGAAATCCACACGCTGAACACAATGATCAAGGTCAACGCCGAAATACGGCGGCGCAAACATGAACCCAATTCCGTCAAAATGATAATGCTCACAGGCAGCCACGGCTGTCGCAAAATCGCTCCATGTACGTGGATTATTTGACTGTGCGTTTCCCCCGGTATAAGGGCATTTCGGGATTTTATCAATCCCCGCCCAGCATACCCACTGATGTACTTCCTTCAGCTCCTGTGGGATATTTTCAATCTTTGTCTGCATTTACTTTCACCATCCATCTGCCATTGTCCAGCTTATAAGCGTCAACCTTTTTTAACCTAATCCACTCCCTAATAGTACGGACGGTCACCTTGTAGATGACCGCCGCCTCGCGTATTGTTGCGTACATTAACAAAATTCTCCCAAATCAATTCTTATGCTTGTGCGATCATAAGCCGCACGATCATGCTTGCGCCCGGCATCATAACCGATATCAAGAACCTTTCTCAAGTTATCTTTTCTTGTGTCCACACTTGATTCCTGCACAATCTCTGCCTTTCCGCTGACCTTAGCCCATCCTTCAATCAACGAAATAAACACACGGTCTATATTAAAATCGTTTCCGGTGTAAACGAACCCGGAGCAAAACGCCTGCAGATCACACACACCTGTAGCAACACAAGCATCATCGTGATTATATGTAATAAAATATACAATAGAATCGGATACTCGTATTATGTAAAGCATATCACCGGCAAAATCCTTCCAAATTTCGCCTTTTTTTGGAATTTTACTCATCAAGCTCACCTCGCAATTCTTTTATTTTACAAATTATTTCTCCAACAGAGGGTGCGCCCATATATTCTGGATTATCGTAAAATTCGTCCAGCCATTCAAGCAGCTCGTCTGAATCAATCAACACGCCGTCTTTT